GACCTTGTAGAATTAGGCCTTTTAAGGAAATTTATTGCTATGGAATCGATTCCTTACACTGTTGAATTAGCTAAAGATGCGATAGAACAAGGGCAAAAAGTGGTGATATTTACTACATTTACCGATGAATTACACGAAATATCGGAACAATTCGGTAATGAATGCGTAATACACAACGGTTCGATGTCTATGACTGCAAAACAAAATTCAGTTGATAAGTTTCAAGATACCAAAAAAGTTAAGGTATTTGTTGGTAATATTATGTCAGCTGGTGTTGGAATTACACTTACAGAAGGTACAGTTGTAATATTTAACTCATTTGATTGGGTACCAGGTAATAATGAGCAAGCCGAAGATAGATGTTATAGAATTGGTCAAAAAAATAATGTAACGGTTTATTACCAAATGTTTAAGGATACGATATCAATACCAATGTGGTACACGATTATGAATAAAATGGACGTTATAAATCAAATCATCGGTAGGGGTGGTGAAGATGGTGATAGATTAAAATCATTGATTGAAGAATTAGAAGAAAACGGGTTAAACTTAGAATAATGAGGAAAAAAGAGTTGAAGATATATACTAGCGAAGAGTGTATTTATTGTGATAAATTAAAGGAAGGCTTGGACGGCACTGATTTGGAATATATTAACATTGACGTGGATGACCCTAATAATGATAATGAAGTTACTAAGATTTATTCTTTGGCTGGCGAACCCGTTATCCCGCTCATCACGGTACAGCCTCATATATTGGTTCCAAAGAAAAGCTTTAACACGATTGATGAAGCGCTGGAATTAATAAAATTTTTAATGAAATAATGTATATTTATAATAAAAGAGAAAATAATGGATTTTTACATAAATAAAAACGCAACATTACCAATACTTAAATTAGAGCTTATCAATGATGGGCGAAATGACTATGGTGATTTTCACGATAAATTACAAGATTCAGTAATGACATTCTGTATGACAGATACTGCAACGGGTGTTATGCGAATTGGTGGTAAAGATGCGTTATGTATTCTTAAAGAGCCAACTCTTGATTCCGAAGGTGAAGAATACTACATAGGATATCAATTCTCCACAAAAGAAACCAAAAAAGCTGGAACTTTTGTGGGAGATTTTACCATTACATTCAATGATGGTTCTGGAACCCTTATAGTTCCTATCAAAGATGAATTATTTATTCACGTTCTAGAGAATTAACCATTAAACTAGTTAATGATTTAAAATGTCTAACACCTTCTTGAATATCTAATGAAAAATATTTTATAGTTTCATTACCACCTTTTTGATAAGAAATGCGGTCAAACTCATTATATATCACTTTATCATTGAGTCCAATTTCTTTTAAGGTGTCATATTTGATTAAAAATCTACCTAGAAGTTCACATTCAATTTGGGCGTTATCCCTATTCATTGACCTTGACATTTCATCAAACCACACTTCATTATATCTTGGATTATCTTTATAATTTATTGATAAAGGTTTAAATTTATTAAACACGTCTAAATTTAAAATTGAATTTTCATAAATTTTATAAAATGTTTCATAACCATTAGTAGTTGAAGTTAATATAGCTTTACCACCCGTACCTAATGAGGTCATTGCCGCACCAATTATATCTCCAAAGTCACATATAAATGCAGCCTCATCGAAAATTAAAATATCAGCGGCATAACCTCTTAAAGCGTCTCTATTTGTGCTAACTCCCCTTATCATACTATCATTATCTAATCTAAATTCATTTCTCCTATCTATCTTAAAGTTAATATTAGGGTCAAAGTTTTTAATAGCCTCACGTACCTTATCAATAAAATTCATTGATATATGTTGCATATTACTCATGTAAATAACAGTTTTAGCTTCTTTATCAGTTAACATAGTATAAGCCACATAATTAGCCAAGAGGGTTGTTATGTGCATTGCTCTACTTTTTTTAATTATTGAAAATCTATTATCGTTAATGTGATTAATAATATTTCTTTCAAAATCAAAATATTCGAATTTTACGTTTTTCACTTTTTTAATGTGGTCGTTACCCCTTCTAAAGTCCTCAATAAATGTATGTATATCCATAAAATTAATATAAGTTAAACCCCTGGTAAAGTAAAGGTTAAATAAAATTATTTTCATATTTACCTTTTTTTTCGATTTAAAAATAGTAGATTTGCATAAATACATTAAGGAAATGATAGGAAAAGAACAGATTGCAAAATTCTTAGAGGGTAGAAACCCTAAAAAATACATCGTAAATGTTGAAGTGCCTTACGGTCAAAACAAAGCATCTTTGATTATTAACGACCCTATCAAAGGGAAATACATCGGAACCGAAGAGTTTGACACATTCTTATGGTTTAAAGAGGATGTTACCAAACAGTTATATGGTGGTAATAGGACCGCTATAAGGACTAATGCTGTTAAATATGGTGTTACAATTACAAAATTAAAAACCAATAATGGTAAAGACATTGTTAACCGTATGGAAAACGGTTACAAGTATATGGCTAGATGCAAAGGCTCTTATTCCCAATTACTTAATTTCTTTAAGCAAGGTGGTGTAGAAGTTTACGGTGAAAATACCAAACGACTATTTATGGCATTGTCTCCAGTTGAACAATTTATGATTGCATCTGGTAAGAGACTATTCAAAGGTATGGACGATTATGCTGATGTTCATAGAATGCAATTTGATATTGAAACTACTGGGTTACACGCTAGGGGTATTTTCTTGAATAGAGAAGAAGTTTTAGAGGTTAAAGAAAAGATGGCCGACCCTGATTGTACTGAGGATTTAACGTTGTCTTATGAATTTGATGATTTTGGTAATCCAGTTAGACATAAGGATGATGAAATATTTCAAATAGGTATGAAAGATAACCGAGGGTTTGAATTAATCATTGAAATTAATGGTGAAGATAAAGCTGAACGTAATGTCGAAGAGGCTAAAGCGATTAAAAGGTTTTTTGATATTATTGCGGAGAAAAAACCTGATATTATTGCTGGTTATAACTCAGAATTCTTTGACTGGACTTTCTTTGAATTAAGATGTGAAATATTAAAACTACCTATTGAAGCAATGGCCACAACCCTTGATAAGTCTGGGTATCATAAATTCAAGAGGGTTGATAAAAGTATCAAATTGGGTGGTGAACGTGAAAATTACCGTCAAACAACGATGTGGGGTTATAATATTGTAGATGTATCTCACGCTGTACGTAGAGCCAAAGCGATTAATTCAAATATCAAAGCTTGGGGTTTAAAGTACATCACAAAATATTCTAAATTAAATAAAAAGAATAGGGTTTACATTGAGGGTAACGTATTGAGTAAAATGTGGGGTGATAAGGTAACACCTTACGCTTATAATGACACTGATGGTACATTCTATAAGATTACTGAAAAGAATCCTTTAAAAGAGGGTTATAGAGGAACCAAAGGTAAAGAAATTGAAACTCAATACCTATTGGATGATTTATGGGAAACTGAACAAGTAGATGGCGTTTATAATCAAGCATCGTTCTTATTATCTAAGATTATTCCAACATCTTACATGCGTTCAACAACAATGGGTACGGCTGGTATTTGGAAATTGATTATGGCCGCTTGGTCTTATGAAAATAGGATTGCAGTTCCAGATTATATGCCACAACAAACATTTGTTGGTGGATTATCAAGATTATTAGAGGTTGGATACGCTAGAGACGTTGCAAAACTGGATTTTGCCGCCTTATACCCTAATATTGAGATTACTCACGATATATTCCCAGAAGTTGACATAACTGGTGCAATGGCTGGATTATTATTGTATATTGCTAGTACAAGGGATGAATATAAAGGTCTTATGAACTTTAGCAAAGGTATGATTGATAAGATTGAGGATACAATCAAGGAAACTTCTGATATTATGACGGATGAACAACGTGGTGTCTTAGAAAAAGAACTTGAAAAGCATAGAGCCCTAGCAAGTATGTACGATAAGAAGCAATTACCTATTAAGATATTAGGTAACTCATTTTTCGGTTCATTAGGTGCTCCTAATATATTTGCTTGGGGTGATACTGATTGTGCTGAGGAAACTACTTGTAGGGGTAGACAATATTTGAGATTGATGGTATATTTCTTCGTAAATAATGGATTTAGACCGTTGGTAATGGATACTGATGGTGCCAATTTCGCAATACCAGAAGAAATTAAAGAATATACGTATATTCCAACTGGCGCTCATAGGTTTACTGAAAAAAGTAAGGGTAAAGAGGTTACTGGTTTACAAGCGATAGTTGATGAGTTCAACGATAAGTATATGATTGGTAGAATGGGATTAGATATTGATGATATTTGTCAATCAACAATCAATTTCTCACGTAAAAACTATGGAAACCTTATAAAAGGTAAGGTAAAATTGGTTGGAAACACGATTAAATCATCTAAAATGCCGATTTATATTGAGGAATTCTTAGCGGAAGCTATTAAGTTCTTATTGGATGGTGATGGTTATTCATTTATTCAATTGTATAATGAAACTGTAGAGAGAATTTATAATTTCCAAGTTCCATTGGTTAAAATTGCGTCAAAAGCTAATGTTAAGCAAACTGTTAAGCAATATGAGGCTGACATGAAAACAACAACCAAAGCTGGTAACTTTAAAGCTAAAAAAGCTTATATGGAGTTATTGATGAGAGAAGGAATTCAAGCCAATTTAGGTACAACAGTATATTATGTGAATACTGGTACTGTAAAGTCACATGGTGATTGTAAAGTGGTTACTGATAAAGAAACTGGAGCTAGAAGTGTACAATTACAATGTAAATTAATACCAACTGAACAAATTGAGGAAAATCCAGAGCTTACAACTGACGAATATAATGTACCTAAGTACTTAGAAGCGTTTAATAAAAGGATTCACGCATTATTGGTGTGTTTTAGCACTGAAATTAGAGATAAAATTCTAATCAATATGGTTAAAAATAAAGAGACTGGTGAAATGGAATTGACTGAATTATATGCGTTCACTAAAAAACAGTGTGAATTAACAAATGGAACTGCATTTAAAGATGGTGACCAAGATACGTTTGAAGATTTGATGATAATGGATGATAAAGAGATTGAGTTCTGGATGAGGGTTAATAAAGAACCTAATAATTTAGATGATTTAAATATGGATTGGCCTCAAATTCAAGTTGATTATTATGAAAGACAAAGAGTTGAG